TATATCAGACATAGACACATTAGATAGTTTGTTTAGAAATGTTTATATTCCATTCAGTCTAAAGAACGGCGTAACTCCTAAAATTATTGATTTTTGTATGTTAACAGGGATCGACTACACCAATATATATACAGTTATCAATAGTAATACTAATACTAATAGTAACTATTTTAAGCACATACTAAATAATTGGTTGATTCTTTGTAAAGAGTTTTTAATTAGTAATCTATCGGATGAATCTAATTCAAATATTAATAATATATTTGTATTAAAAAGTGTGTACGGCTTAACAGACCAACCAAAACAGAATAACAGCACAACCAAAAACACGGTTAAAACGGATCGACAAGCCATAATCGCCGAGCTAAACGGTGAGAATGTGGAAAACCCAGGGAATGTGGAAAACTTTAATGAACAGGATCGTTGAAAGTGTACGGTATGATACAAATAAGACTGCGTTAAACTTGTGTTTAACGAATAGTTATAGATCAGATACAGAACAGGTTGTACGATATACCCCACCCCCGGTTATTTTTCCACAATTCCAGGCACTGCTTAACCCTAAAAGATATAAAAACACAAAAAGGACTATTACAGGAGTAGTGAGTAATAGATACAAGTAAGAGATACAGATAGTAGCTATATATAGGTATTGGATATAGGTATTCCCTTTAGATATATACATAGCTCTTGGAGGAACAGATATAGGCAATGGCGATAGATTTTCGGGCAGACCATGAGCGGTTAGCGCAGTTAGAGGCGCGAGGACTTGGCGATGATGTTTCGATCTGGAAGTATTCGGACTATTTGGTAGGCACGATCGAGGAATACGGCGAGCAATATGTTCCGAGGTTCCTTGCGGAGTTTGAGAAAGTGAAGTCGGCTGCGCTGGTGGCGTTGGAGACGACCGATGACATCGAGGGCATGTTGGAGATTTACTGGCAGGCGGTCAGGCACTTAGCACCGTGGCGGTTCGAGGACTTCATGCTGTACATGGAGAAGAACAGGCCGTTTAAGAAGCGGTTTTATGCGCCGAGGCGAAACACGCTGCACATAGTCGCGGAAGATTTGCAGGCATTGGAGGACGGCAAGTACGAGTTTTATGGGTTGAGTTTGCCGCCGCGAGTTGGGAAGTCCACGATTTCATGCTTCTTCATGGCGTGGATCATTGGCAAGCGACCTGCCTCGCACAACGCGATGGGCGCACATTCGGAGATTTTGGCATCGAACTTCTATTCCGAGGTTCTCACACTGACCACATCTGCCGACTACACGTTTTCTGAGATATTTCCCGGAGTAAAACTGAAACGCAAGCAAGGCAAGCCGGACATGACCCTGGATTACGGCACTGGTGACAACTTCGCCACGTTCACTTGTCGCGGTATTGATGGCACATGGACAGGAGCCGTTGACGTTTCCTCGGACGGTTACTTATACACGGATGACTTGATCCGTGACAGACAGGAGAGTTTGTCGGCGCAGCGATTGAACAAACGCTATCAGGACTATCTGAACGTGATGAAGGATAGAAAAAACGATGGCGCGAGGGAGCTGATGATCGGCACTCGGTGGAATGTCATTGATCCGCTTGGTCAGATCGAGGAGCAGTTTGGTGACGATCCTCGGTATTTCTTTCGGCGCATCCCGGCATTGGACGAGAACGATGAGAGCAACTTCAAGTACGCCGTGAAAGGCTTCTCGACCGAGTATTACCACGACATGCGAGCGATGCTCGACCCGAACGAGTGGCAGGCGAAGTACATGCAGAGACCGTTTGTGCGTGAAGGTCTGCTGTTCCCGGAGGATGAGCTGCGGTATTTCAACGGTGTTCTTCCGGCCGGAGGGTTCAAGCGCGTTGTGTCGGCCTGCGATGTGGCATTTGGCGGTGGCGATAGCCTATCTATGCCGATTGGGTACGAGTACGAGAACGGTGATGTGTACATTGTCGATTGGGTTTTTAACTCGGGCGCAAAGGAAGTCACGATACCGCTTGTCGCTGGCAAGATTTTGGAGAACGAGATCCAGCAGATACGGTTCGAGGCGAACAACGGCGGTGACATTTACGCGAACTACATTGACGAGGAGCTAAAGAAGCATCGGTATCCGTGCGCGATCACGCACCGCAGGGCGAGTACAAAGACGGCGAAGTTTGAGAAGGTCATTCAGTGTGCCGGAGACATCAAGCGCAGGTTCATCTTTTTGGCTGACAACGTGACGATTCGCAAGGCATCCGGCGAGGATACGGCTCAGACGAAGCGATATTACAGGTCACAGGAGTACACAAAGGCGATGGATGAGCTTTTGATGTATGTGCAGATTGGCAAGAACGAACACGATGATGCTGCGGATAGTCTGGCGCAGCTTGTGCAGACGATTGGCGGCTCGGTGGATGTAGAGGTACAGGTCATGCGGAGGTTCTTCTGATGCGAGCGAAAGAATATCTCGGACAATTTGGGCGATACGAGGACAGAATCCAGAGGAAACTGGCAGAAGTTTACCGCAACAGGGTATTAGCGGAGAACGTGTCGGTGGCTTTTGGGCAAGACCGTGTGCAGACTTCGGGTTCGGGCGACCGCATAGCCTCGGTTGTGGCATCCATTGTCGATGGCGAACGCGAGGTCGAGGCGTTGCTGAAAGAGTACCGGGATTTTTCCAGACAGGCGATCTTCGAGTTGGAGGGCATGTGCTTGCTTGGTGACAGCGGAATGGAGCAGTACAAGGTGTTACACGCCCGGTTCATCGAGCGGCAGACCTTCGAGGCCATTGCCGAATCGTTAGACTATAGCGAGCGACAGGTTTACAACCTCTATCGTGACGGCATGGCGCAGTTTGAAAAGATGTATTTGGATGTAGATTAGATACAAATTAGATACAATTCAGCAAATTACCAGCAAGTTAAACCGCATCATTGCAGTAAATTTCATTGTTTTGCAGTTTTGACTGTCTGTAATGTATAGGCTGAAAGAGTGGCGAGGGAAAGACCCTCGCTTTTTTGATACATCGAAGGAGCTTTTGTATGTACCCGAACGAGATATTGACCGGGCGGCAGATGATTTTCACGGATTACAAGGAGGTCACGCCCGACAACGTGTTTAATATTCTGGCGCAAGGCCTGATGGATCACCAGACTGTTCGTGCGGAGATCATCAATCTGTTCTCGTATGAGGCCGGGAACCTGCCGATTTTCTATCGCAAGAAGGACATTCGCCCGGACATCAACATCCAGGTCGGCATCAACTACGCCAGACAGTTTACGAACTTCAAGCTGGGTTACAACTACGGCGCGGAGTACACATGTGTTCAGCGTGGGCGCAACGATTACGAGCAGTCAGATGCAGAACAGGACGATGTGCGGATCGCTCGCGTGAACGAGATGTTCTACGAGGCGAAGAAAACGGATGCTGATCAGAGCGTGTTCCGTGACTGCATTATCTGCGGCGTGGGTTACATGGGTATTCTGCCGAAGCGGTATGCCTATACTGGCGTGGCTCCGTTCGATGTGCTGCACCTCGATCCTTGGAACACGTTTCTGATCTACACGAACGATGCGTACAAGCGACCGATCATGGCTGTGACCTACAATGTCCGGCGTGACGGAGTGCGTATTATTACGGCCTACACCGAGGACATGATTTACGAGGGCGATGCCTTTGAAGTGACCTACGGTGAGGAAGAAGGTCGTGAGGAGAAACGCTGGAACACGAACGGCTTTACGGAATATCCGAACGCGTTTGGGCGCATCCCCATCGTGGAGTTTCTGTACTCGCAGTCGAGACAGGGCGCATGGGAACCGGGCATCTCGATCATGGACACGCTTGCGCTGATCCAGTCCGACCGTGCGAACGACATTTCACAGTATGTGCAGTCGCTCCTGTGGATGAACGATGTGCAGTTGGACGAAACGCAGAAGTCTGGCCTGTCGAACGGCGGCTTGATTATCACGAAGTCCACGGCAGATGGGCGCGAAGCGAAGATCGCGTTTGTCAACGCACCGCTTGACCAGTCCTCCACGCAGAAGTATGTGGACAGCCTGTACGACCAACTGCTTGAGATCGTGGGTGTTCCCGGACGAGATGACACGAGCGGCGGCTCTACTGGCTCGGCTATCATTCTGGCGAGCGGTTGGCAGATTGCGGAGAGTACCGCAAAGACGAGCTTGCTGCTTGCTGACAACTCCGAGGAACAGGTCTTGGATGTCGCGCTTGCGATTATCGCAAACACGCCGGGCATCAAGGACGATGTGAAGTCGCTGAAAATCTCGGATGTGAAACCGTATATCGGTCGGAACAAGACTTACGAGCTGTCGAGCAGAGTGAACAGCCTTGCGGCTCTCATCAATATCGGCATTGCGCCTGAGACGGCGATGGCAGTCGTTGACATCTTCGCTGATCCTCATCAGGTCGCACTTGATAGCTCGCCTCGCATTAATAGCTTGCTGGGTCTGAACCCGGACGGTTCGTCTGCGGTGGTTGACGGCATGAACGATATGGGCGAGGAAGTACCGCCGGAGCAGGTCGATGCTGAAATCGCCAGACTTGCCGACAATGCGTGGAACAATTACGGCGAGAACAAAGACCTGCTGCGTGGTGTAGCGGAGGTCTAATGTATGGCCGACAAGAAGAAGCGCACCGAGCTGGACTTTGACGAGATCAATCGTCTCGAATACGAGGACTGGTTCGATGAGATGGACATCGAGGATGCGGCGTTCGATGAACGTGTTAGGGCGGCTATCGCCTTTGACAATCGTGTGGGTGCGGCACTCGCGTGGATCGACCGAGAGCGACCGAGCGTGTCTTTGATGTATGACCGCCTGTATGAAGCGTACCGTTCGGTTCTGCGCGACCTCGGCTTACAGGGTGAAGCCTTAGAGGAACGAGCTATTCAGTTTGCGGAGGAAGTCACGAAGTCCACGCAAAGGCACTCAAGTGACATTAGCGGTTACTGGACATCGGCAGACCGTGCGGTGGAAATCGCAAAGAACGAGAGCGGACTGATCAACAACGATGTGGAGTACCGGGCGGCAAAGAAGTCCGGCAAGACAAAGAAAACCTGGCACACGATGGGCGATGAGAAAGTGCGTGAAACGCATTGGCCTATGGACGGCGTGACCGTTGGCATTGACGAGTTTTTCAATGTGGGCGGCTACGACATGTTGTTTCCCATGGACGGAGAACACGGCGCACCGCCGGAAGAGATCATCAACTGTCGGTGCTGGGTCACATATAGCTAAAGGGACGGCATTAGCCGTCTTTTTTTATACACGGACAGAGAAGTCCTTAATCGCAAGGCCGCAGAGAAGCGGCGGTAAACAATTCGCAATTTCCAGAAGGAGGCACAAATGGAAAACGAGAACATCAATGTAAACGAAACCTCAGAAGAAGAGCAGACCAACGTGGATACCAAACCCGAAGGCGCATCGGCTGGTCAGTCCATCGAGGAACAGCTTGCAGAACTGCTCGCAGAGAACAAGCGACTGCGTAGGGCAAATGACAAAGCATCTTCGGAGGCGGCGAGCTACAAGAAACAGCTCAATGCAAGGCTTTCGGAGAGCGAACGTCAGGAACAGGAACGAGCGGAGGCGGCAGCATCCATGCAGTCCGAGCTTGAGGAGCTTCGCAAGGAGCGTGACCTCAGTCGGCTGATGAAGAACTTCACCGTCCTTGGATATTCCGAGGAGATGGCGAAAGAAGCCGCAGAAGCACAGTACGAGGGCGACACGGACAGAATGTTCGCGGTTCAGCGCAAGTACAAGGCAGAGCTTGAGAACAGTATCAAGGCGCAGTTTATGCGCGGCACTCCTGCTCCACAGGGCGGCAGCTTACAGGGTGGTGTGCCTCTGACGGAGGCTCAGATCAAGTCCATGAGTGCGGCAGAGATTAACGCCGCATGGAAGGACGGCAGGATTCAGAAATTCTTAGAAGAGAGAGGAAAATAATAATGGCAGTTACTTCTTTTATTCCCGAAATTTGGGCAGCTCGCCTGCTTGAGAAACTGGAAAAGGCGCATGTGTATGCTGCTCTGGTCAACCGTGACTACGAGGGCGAGATCAAGAACGCTGGCGACACCGTTCACATCAACACGCTGGGTGACCTGACCATCGGAACGTATGACGGCACGACCGCCATCACCTACGAGGATCTGGCAACTTCTTCTCAGGATCTGGTTATCGACCAGAAGAAGTATTTTGCGTTCCGTGTTGACGATGTTGAGAAGGTGCAGGCTATGCCTGGTCTGGTCGAGGCGGCTACGCAGAACGCGGCTTACGAGCTGAACGATGTCAACGACAAATTCCTTGCGGCTACTCTGGCGGCTGGTGCTACGGCGGTTTCCGGCACGGCGGTTGCCCTGACTGCGGCGAACGTGTATCAGAACGTGATCGCGATGAAGGTTGCTCTGGACAGGGCGAACGTTCCGACCGAGGCTCGTTGGCTGGTTGTTGACCCGGCGTTCCACGCTCTGCTGCTCCAGGATGAGCGTTTCGTTTCGTTCGGCACGGACATCACCAACGAGAGACTGACGAACGGCAGAGTTGGTCGTGCGGTTGGCTTCGACATCTACGTTTCCAACAACGCGCCCGAGGCTTCCGGCACTTACACCGCTATCGCTGGTGTGCCGATGGCCGCGACCTACGCCGAGCAGATTCTTGAGACCGAGGCACTGCGCTCCGAGAACTACTTCAAGGATCTGGTTCGTGGTCTGCATGTCTATGGCGCGAAGGTCACGAGACCTACGGCTCTGGCGAAGCTGGATGTCACTTACGCGGCTGGCTGATTGAACACGGAGGGATAACGTATGAACGAGACCTTGCTTGCGGAACTGATCGCCTATCTGGGTGACGATTATGACGAGAGCATGTCGGCGCAGGCGAACCTTTGCGTGAACAGGGCGGTCTCGAGCTTCAAGGCGTACATGAACTATCCGGCAGCGTTTTTCGTAGCGGACGAGGATACAGGGGTCATGCCCTACGAAACGGACATGCAGAACAATTACTACTGCCTGTTCGACCTCGTCCTCTACTTCTGGAACCTGTACGGCATGGAATACCAGACGGAGCATCGAGAAGCAGGCGCGACCTTGGTGTTTAACACGGAGGCCACGATCTATGCCACGCATGGCGTTATTCCCTACGCGACTGTGATGTAACAAAACACGGCTGCTGCGGTTCCTGCTCGTTCTCCTTGCCGTAGCGTGGTGCTTGTCATTGCGGCGGTGGGGAGACAAGCAGTGTTGACAACAGGAGGATATGCAGTATGGCTCGCGGAGCTGGCAAACTTCGACAGAACATATATGTGACAAAAGCAACAGAGACGAGAAGCGGTATCGACCGGGTGCGGACATTCACCAAACCTGTGAAGTACCGCTTATCTGTTTCTGCGACAGTTGGCATACCCAAAATCTTCAACACCGGGATACTGCCGGACTATGACCGCGAGATCACGGTCTTTAAGGGGCAGTTTACCGGGTTCAATGCGGACGAGGGTGCGTTGCTGTATGTGGATGTCACGCCGGAACTGGACGAGAACGGCGACCTTGTGTTGAACGAGGACAACGAGCCTACGGTTCACCCGGACTACGTTCTGGTTCGAAAGCTGACCACGGCTCGCAGCCAGATTGCGAGATACGGCATTAAGAAGGTGGACTATGGCGAGAGTTAAACGCTATCCGCTGACCGAGGGCGCACTCAAAGAGCTACAGGGTGACATCGAGAGACTTTTCGGTTCTTTGCCCGAGATTTCTGCGAACGTGTGCGAGAAGCTGACCAAACACGCAGAGGAAGATTTCAATCTGTTCGTGTCGGCGGCTACTCCGGGCAGACAGGCGGTTATCTCTACCGAGACACAGTTTGAGAAGCACGGCAAGTATGGCAATGTGGGTCGGCTGACGGCGACTGGCAAAACCGAACACGATGACGAGTACGGAGACTTCAACATCCTTATGGCGGTTGAGTTTGGTGCAGGCATCGTGGCGGCTGGCGCAAACAATCCGAACTTCACGGCACTTGGTTATGGCGCAGGTTCTTACAACGAACACGGTCATGCTCTCGATCCGAGCGGTTGGTTTTATCCGAGTGACGACTTTGACGATGATAACAAGCACATTTGGAGGCACACGCTCGGAACACCAGCAACCATGCCGATGCACCGCACCATCCTTGACACAAAAGCGAACCTTACTCGGTACGCAGCGGAGGAGCTTTATAAATGGCTGAATACTTAGACATCATCCAAAGCGTGTTTAACACATGGGCGACTGCGCTTGCGGACACGGACATAGGCGAACGTGCGTACATGGAGCGGCCTGCGGAGGACATCGTGTTTCCGTGTGCTTCATTGTTACCGATACCGAGCCTGGAAACAGGGTATGACCTTGCTAATCAGGCAAGCGGTATCGAACTGCACCTGCAAGTGGACATCTTCGTGCGGTCAACTGCACCGCTGTCAAAGCTCTACGAGCTTCAAGCCGTATCACATGAGGCTTTGTGCAGTCTCGGTTTTCGTATGACTACGCAGGCTTCGCCCGAAATGCCGCAGAGCGGCTACAAACGACTGATCACCCGGTATTCACGAGTGATTGGATACTCAGAAAACATTTCTACGGAGGACTTTTAAATGGCTATTCCCGGACTTTCTACTCTTGGTATTGAAGTGGGTTATTCGATTGTGACCACCACGGCTTCTCTGCCTGCGGCGTTCACTCCACTGCCCAGATGCAACTCCGCTGACGGTATCGAGCTTTCCACGGAGAGCATTGATGCTTCGGCTCTTGAGGACTATGTGACCCAGCGTGTGGCTGGTCGTTCGGACATCCCGGAGACTTGGGCGATGACCTTCAACTCCACGCCCGAAGCTCGCACTGCCGTGCAGGGGATGATTACCGCTTACACGACTGGCGTTGAGAGCAATGCCGACACTCTGGTCTGCATCGAGATTTATGATCCGAAGGACACCTCTGGTGCTTACTTCGTGTTCGTGCAGCCTCCGGCAATGCTTGGCCTGTCCGAGATTTCGCAGAACTCTCTCAAGACCTTTGAGCTGTCCTGCACTCTGGTCAAGGTTCATGGCTATGGCACTGGCGTGAAGCCTGCCGCTGCCTGATCAACGTAACGAAAGGAGAACGAGCAGATGTATAGAGTTATCGAGCATGACGGCAAAGAGTACCGTCTTGAGTATTCACTTGAGGCGTACATGACGAAGTACGTTGACCAGTACGGCGAGTACCGAACTCATGTTGCGCCTCTTGTGGATCTGATGAACCGCGTTAATGAAGATGAAAACAACGAAGCGGCTGGAATGAAAGCCGCTTTTGATATGCCCGAAGTGGCAGCACACGCAATGTATGCCGGACTGATGCGGTGGCACGGTCGAGGCAAGCGTGGAGATAAGACCATTGTCACGTTCGATGATGCCGCCGAGTTTTGTTGGGATCTTATCGAGGCGCACCCGGACGATGAGTATTTGGGTTCGTGGACTGGCCTTATCCGAATGTGCATTGAGCAGATCGAGGCAGACGGTTTTTTCACTCGGTTAAGCGGAGTGACGGTTCCGCAGGACAACGAGCCGAAGAAGAAGTCGAAGAAGTAGACGAGCCGTCAAAGCCTATCAGCCTTGTAATCACGGAGGACTTGGTTCCGCAGGCGATCATGTCCGGCATGTCCTACGAGGATGCGTGGGATAGCACTCCGGCAGAGCTTACGGTGGTTATTTCCTCGTGGTACAAGGCTCGCGCTGTATCTGCTTGGATTGACGGACAGTATGTGTTGTCAGCAATCGCGTGTGCATTCTCGAAGAATGTGAAGTACCCGGAAAATCCTCTGGATGTACTCGACAACATGGTTGACCCGAACATGGAGTTGACCGAAGAAGAAGCCGAATACTGGCGCAAAAAGATTATGAGCGGCTACGGTCGGCTTGGGAGCGAGGATGAATAAATGGCAGAAGGTGCAAACATTGAATCCTTATCGCTTGAGATTAGCGTAAATACGAAAGATGCGGCGCAGAGTGTTCGACTGTTAAAGGGCGCATTAGACGGCTTAGAGAGAACGCTGAGGCACATAGACAATCTGCATGTCAGCTCGCTTTTTGCAGGCATTAGCGAATCCGGGAAACAGGCTGCGGCAGAAGTCAAGTACAACGCCGAACAGATCAAAAAAGAACTGGATGGCCTCATTGCCGCATCCGGGATGAAGGGCAAGCTCGATACAGAGTTTGCCATGAGGGAAACCTTTGATTCGTTCGAGCGGCAGATAGCAAACCTCGATTCGAAAATGGCTGCGTCTGACTGGCAAGAGCAGATGGCTAACGGTTTTCGGCTGATGCAAAGCGCCGGAACCGATGCCGCGCAGAGCTTTAACACCATCCATGATGCAGCCGATCAGTCTTACACGCTCGCTGATGCTATGCGTATGGTTCGCGGCGCAATGGGCAGTGTAAGCTCCGGCACAACGACACCGCTTAACACGATCAAGGATGCGGCAGAGCAGGCCGGAGAACAGGTTCGCGATCTCCATAAGGAGTTTATGGGGTTGGCGCGTCCCGGGGCGAGCGGAATTAAAAGCATCTCGTTTGACAAAGACAAGCTCGATCAAGAGGCCGCTGCGATTAGAGAGAGAAATGCGGCGATCAGAGAGGCTTCGCTTGAGCGTCCGAACGGCATGAAAGATTTGACTGCGAACGCAGACATGCTTTCGACTTGGGCGAATGAAGCGTTTAAATCCTCCCTTTTGGGGAAGTCTGCGCCGACTGGTGCTTCGCTGGTTGAATGGCTTAGAAAGTCAAGCGGTGGCGTAGAGGCCGAAGGTGAAAGAATTGGTCGCATCGCAGCAGAAGCAATCAAGAATGGTTTGTTGGCAGAGCAAGCATCGGCTGCAAATTCCTTCGAGCTTTTTGGCAACACTTCTACTGTTCATATTTCTCCGGCATACGAGGAAGGTTTGCGGCAGGCATGGCGGCAGTTGGTTCTCCGAGCGAAAGCAGAGG